GATTCCTCTTAACTTTTTTAATCAATTTATATTCTGTTTGTTGTTTTTGTAGATACTCTATCTGTTCTTTAGAAAGATCATCTTTTGTTGCAATAGGTACTATATCCATTTACTTTTCCTCCTTTCCAACTTTAACATATCCGTTTTCAATACACCACAAAGCATATCATAGGCTGCATCCAATAGATTTTCTGACAATTTAAAAACAAATGGTTCACATATGCCTATTTGATAACTTATACACCAAGGTCCAGCAAAAGTAGGTTCAATGTGCATCTTATTTTTTGTACCAAAGTCATTTATGTGTCGCGGTAACTTGCCGATAATATCCTGCAAGGTAAAAACTCCACACTCTTCTTTTAAGGAATGATCATAACTACTAGTGTCAACGTAATATAGATTAAAATGGACATTATACCAATGGTGCTTAATTGCTTTTTCAGCATCTTCCCATAACAATTCGCAACCATCATCATCCGTGGCTATTAATACCATGCTTGCATCACTTGTATCCAGCCCAAGCTCCTTCAAGTGCTTCATCTGATCGATTGATAATACCTGTCTCATTTCTTATCCTCCTCTGTTTTAATATCCGTTACTTTGCCACGACACTTAAATTCATTATTTATTATATCTGATACCGAATATAAATTAACCCAACATAGACACGCGTTCCCAAATTCATTTTGACATAAATCGCGTAATGAACATTTTGAACAATCATTACGTTTCGTTTCCTTTAATTCATGCAGCACTCCGTCTATTATTATTCCGTTCTTTATTTCCATATTGTCTAATTAATTTAATTGCTAATAGAGGGTCTTTATCTCCTATTTGATTGATTAATTTCGCAAATTTGGACGCTCTGGCATAATGTCGGACACAAACAGTATTCGCTTTCATCGAACGACCCAATCCGTACAAACGCTCCATATAATGGTTCATGCGGATATTCTTCATTATTTTTCTTGCTTGTCTTAGTTTCATAATTCAATCCTCCTTGTTTGGTAATAAGTCTTCGATATATGCCCAGCGGATAAAGCCAAATTGTTCAACATTATACTTCCAAGGTCCATCATATCCTTTTTTATGAAATGAATAACCAATTTCAGTCGATTCTATAATTACGGCTTTATCACAATCAGGTCTTTCTTCAACACTGTGCCACACGGAATTGATGCGCCAATTAGCACCGTCTGTGAAAGCATCGCAAACTGAATCAAACTCACGCGAACTGCCGATACAGTCTTTATCCCATAAAGAAGCTGCGTATTTACTTGTTGCCTGTTCAATCTGTTCTTTTGTCATAACACCTAATCTTCTGTTATATATCCATCTTCAAAATATTCCTCATCGTCTGCCCCTGAATCGTCAATTCTTCCACAATCAAGATAATGCAACCGATAACCGCTGAGATTACACATATTATTATCTGCATGAACAAAATCTCCTGACAAATAAGCTACCAGATTCTCCTGCTTCCCGAACAATACACATCCTGATTCTCTCAATTTCTTGATATTCTTGGCGATGTTCTTAGCAAGCCTTATTTGTTCCTTAGTAAATTGTCCTGTTTCTGAGTATTTCATTTCAATCTCCTTTCTCTTTAATCCGTTCAATATATGACTTATGCTTATAAATTGCTATTTTCTTCATTTCTGATTTGTTTTGAAGATTATTTAGAATATTGTTGTTCTTTTGTACACGTATTTGTCCCAAAACTCCCTATCGGGCAGTCATCACAGTAAAAAGTAATACTTCTGTAGTCTGCATTACTTCCACATGGATGCTCGGTAAGCTCCATAACTTTATCATTTAAAAGTCGTACATTCTCTTCGAGTTCATTCACCTTATTAATAGGTGTTAGAGCTTTATATTCTTGTTCTGTTAAAATATACTGCATATTATTTCTCTTTTAATCGTTGTAACACATCTTTATTTGTTTCTAATATTTCATCGAAAGACGGGATTTCTCTCCAATGAGTAACATCCCAAGGTCGGAATGTTTCATAGGCGTAATTGTCATTCCAGAAGTATATATTGCTATCTTCTTCTATATCATAACATGCAAGCCTAATAACACCATCTTTAAGTCTTATTAATACAGGCTGTCCTTCCTCCGGCAACCGTTCCTTAACGCTTATCCAAGGGGGCTGCTTTGATTGCCATTCGGCGCCTTTCACAAATGCGGCTTCTGCAATTTCATCATGAGATAAATATTCAAAATCATCAAGTGATGTGTGCGTACCATAAGTAGTTAATGTTTCGGCACTTGCCATTCTTGCTTCTATCGCCGCTTCTTCTACTGTCTGTTTGGTTTCTTCTTTTGTCATAGTTCGTCAAACTCTTTTTGTAATGTTTCTATCTTATTATCCAAAGCATTCATATAGTTCCGAAAGAAATCATTACCAAAAATTTCTTCCTTTAATCGTACATCATTGTGCATTTGGCTATATGTGAATATCAATCCACCGCCATACCGGATATTTGACCTTTCAAGTTCTGCCTTATGACTTTTGTATTTTTCTATTTTCTCGTTGAGTTCTATTGCTCTGTTGAATTTACTCTTATCCATATATCTCCTTTCCACCTATCCCGGCAGTATATACATTGCTACCGGGAATAGGTAATAAATTGTTGTTTTCATATCTGTTCAGTTTGCTATTAAAATCTATTCAATACGATTTGCTCTGCTTCCAGAAAGGTATTAGCCCATTCTTTTTCGTTGCAGCTAAAAAACGATATGTAAAAACTCCCTTTGCAGCTACCGATAAATGCTACTTCGTGGCTACCTATGTAATAGTGCGCTCCATCTGGTTTATAATACGTTTTTATTTCTTTCATTTTTGCTCGGTTTTGAGAATTATCCATTAAACTTAAGCTCATCCATATATCCCATCTCTTTCAAGCGGATATTAAACTCTTCAATCGAATCATTATTAGAAATGAATCGCTCAAGAACATCGTTAAAAGGGTGCAGATCGTTTTTTAAAATATCATTAGCCTCTTCTTCTCCACGTTTCTTCCCTAATCGGTCTTTGCATACTTCTATGTAATCATCTTTTGTCATATTGTAGTGCGTGACTGTATCAACAATTGTACTAAACCTACAATATAAGCCGTTTGGCTGTTGGGCTATAAATGATCCCATAATTACCTCCTTCTAATTTTTTATTTATCCACGGTTGATTTTACAATAATCTTATTATCGGATGATGGCATTACAATCACATTTCCGGCATCTGTGCTAATTTTTAAGATAGGATTAGAATTTGCGTCAATACTGGCTACTATAATCATATCTCCAAAAACATATCTTTTATCTTGTTCTAATTCATTCATTTCTGTTCAGTTTTGAGGGTTATTGTTTTTCTTCATTTTTCAAAAAGCCACTCCGGTCAGGATATACCTTTTGTACCAGTTTCTCCATTTCCTCAATAGCTTTATAGGCATTATTTATATCATCTTCACGATAGGGATTGTTAGGATTATCGCCAAATAAACCATATATGACCTTGTATGAGAGCCTGTGAGCACGTTGCCTATCAATGTATTTTTGCTCACAGGTAGCAGTACCGTCAAGCGTTCCGCCAAGGCTGTTTGTAACAGCCATAAGCCTTGCCAACAATTTCTTTTGAGTTTTATTCATTTCGATCTCGTTTTACTATAATTGATTAAAAAAATATTCACTACACTTAAATCCTTTCCGTGGAATAAAGTCTTTAAATTCACAACTTCTGAATATCCACTTCTTATCAACCCATCCGGCCAAGTCTTTTTGCCATTGTGGTATGATTTGATGCGGATTATTTAAATCCCGGTATGGCTGGGCGTGTGGTAAGAACCTACGTCCTCTCTTCCGCCAATGATTAACTCGATTGAATGCCTCCTTGAAATCGTTCATCAAGATGCAATAGAAGAAATATTCCCCTTTATAGCCGTACTTGTCAATCAAAGCCGTTGCACGTTCACATTCAGCAATTTGTCCTGGAGTGTCACAGCCGAACCGTATGCAATTCATCCACTTTACTCTTGCCAATAACTGGGCGATGTCGTCTGTTACCAAGCGAGCATCTAAGCCCTGATTGAAGTCTACTCGTACGCCCATGGAAACAATCTTTTCAATTTGTTGTAAACCATAGTCGGATGCAAGTACATTGTTATCCATAAGGATTATGTTTTCGCGACCATTGACGGCTATCTCTTCAATATCCATGTATGGGGTAATCTTGCCTTCTTTAGTAGGGACTACACACCATTTGCATTTGTTAGGGCAGCCTCTTGTCAAAAAGCCGTAAGCTGTCTTGCTATCAACAGAAGGATACAGGCTGTAATCTGGTTGCAAGCGGTCTATTTCTACCGAAAGTATTTTTGAAATATCATATCCGGTTCCACCTTTTTCAACCTGATCTGCATTGATGTAGTAACCGTAATCAGGAGTAAAGGAAAATACTTTCGCTGCATAGACTTTATCATAATGGCACAGCGGATTATACCATTCCACATTGTCACCCCTTACCTTATGATAGCTGCTTATCTTCATCAATGCAAGATTAGGATAGTTGCTGTCAACTGCTAATATTCCAATGTTCATTTCTATTCAGTTTTGAACCATTTTCCTGATGTCAGGTAAATGATAAAATTCCAATCTAAATATTTTTGGGTTCAAATATCGGGCATTCTTTTCTGCCCGACAGGTGTATTCCATGAAGCCTGTAGCATGGCTTTTCGGGAATCGAATCGTATTTACGATATATGGCACAACGGCGGCAGATACGATGTATACCGTATTTCCCTTTTGCGCCGTAACATACCACAGGATAACCGTCAGCAGTTTTCATGATTTTCTAAACAAATGACTGAACGCATTATCCAAATCCAGGTCCAAATTCAGTTTGGACGGGAAAGATTTAATGTATTCGTACATCTTATAAGCGAGGTTGTCATCATCACCGCACCTGTCAATCAGTGTGAGCAACATGGCGTTCACCATGTCAGAATCATTGCCGAAGTTTTCCTGAGTGGATTCACTGCAATGATTCACATCACTTTTCAATCTCTTTATCGCGGCTATGGCTGTGTTGAAGTTTCTTTTTGAATCGTGTCTGAGTTCAAAGCCTTCCTTCTTGTATTTCTGCTGCATTTCAAGAAGGTTTGTCTCTAAAACGTCCGTGAGGACAAATACGATGTTGGTTATCGTATTCAGTTTGTCAGTTCCTTGCATGATCGTGTATTTTTTATCAATTATTTTATTTGATACAACCTATTTTAAAGCCGTACAATGAATTTTCCTACATGAAAGCATCAACTACAGGCTTTCTTGTTGAAAATCTTGCCACGGGGCTGGAAATACCGTCTATCGTCTTCTTTCTTCGCCCTGTCAATCCATCTTTGGAATTTGGCGGCTACAAGAGGACAGTGGATGGGCAGGTCCCTGGCGCGGTTCGCTTTCCCTTGTCACCATA